TGGAGTTCTGCCAGTGTATGCGGAGCTTCCGTAAAGTCTTGGATTCCGCCGCCGATGTCCGGCGCGATTCGTGCCGCGATGTTCGGGTCGATGCTTGCTCGTCGGATGATATTTTCGATTTTGGTTTCTTCCAGGTAGGAGTCGATTTCGGCTTGCTGGTCGATGATTTGGTCGAGTTTCAGCACCTTTTCGCCTTTTTCGTTGCGCTCCCAGAGATATGTGCGTCTCACGCTTTCTCCGGCTTCGGTTGGTTTTGCCGTTACGGTTTCCCTAAAATTACTTACTGAGTGATACGCCATCGTAAATGTTCTCCTTTTCGTTTTCGAACAGGCCGTTTTCTTCGTCGAACTTTGCGAGTCTCACGAGTCGGTAATCGCTCGGCGTTTTGCTCATGATGTTACGTTCGTCCGTGAGCGCAATTTTAAAATTGCGCTCGGCGACTTTGTCGTCTCTCTCGGTAAAGATGGTGATGTAGCCCATTACGCAGTTGTCATAGATTCCATACACATTGGTATTCATTTTTTGTCCCTCCAGTTTTTGACTATGTCGACACCCATTGCGATGAGTGCGAAACTTGCGCTACATATTGCGATGAGGCTTGCGATGACTCCCGCCCATATGATGATGTTCACAGTCGGATACCCCCTCGCATTGCGCCGCTCCCCAGGTTGATAGCTTTGGTCTTTCGCGCTGTCTTGTTGTAAATTTTTGCGTCTTTGGACTTGCGGACTTTACTCCTCTTCGACATTGTTAATTCTCCTACGGATTTGTTCCATCTCGATGTCATTTGCGAAAGCTTTTTTTCGAAATGCTATGTCGATGTAAAATTTTGCGTCTTCTACCGTGGCGGCTTTTCTCACGTGCTTGTATGTCGCCTCGATTTCCTCGTAAGTTTTCGACAACGTTGTCGCTAGCGTCGTATCGGTCTGGTCTCGTACGTTCCACGTTTTCACTTGGCTCCTCCCTTGTTACTCCTCGGGCTTGTTGCCCTCTACTGCGTGGTAAATCTTATCCAACATGGCTAAGATTTTGCGGATGTTGTTAAACAGCGCGTTAATCTCTTTGAGAGTCAGAGCAAAGCACCTCCTAAAAAATTATTTTGTATAAATGGTTTTGTAAAAAGCACTTTTGTGCTGTTTAACCTTGTTACTGCTCTACCCAATTTTCCGGGTCGAGTGCTTCCGTTTTTCCCAATAGCTCTTTGTCGATGCGGTAGCAGTTGCCGTTGCCCTGGTTAATGATGTATCTGTATTTTTTGGTATCGTAGGAGCCAACTTCCTCTAGCTCCATCATGGCTTTGATGCTCAGATGATTGATGGTTTTCATTTCTATACCTCCTTTACTATCTGCATTATACCATATAATTGTCGATTTGTCAAGAGTTTTTTGAAACTTTTTATTACAGGTCATGCGGTAGGCGCGGTGCGCCGTGCGAAGAGCATGACGCGACTTCCCGGTTTCGCTCGCCGGACGGCCTTTATTTGCGTTTTCAACACTTTCAACAGTTTCAACAGGTTTTCCACAAAATGTTGCACAAAGGTTTTTGTGCACATTGCTACACTTTCAACATTTCAACAAGTTATCCACAAAAGTATCAACATTAAAATTAGCCAAAAAATATCGTTCCAAGGATAAAAATTCATAGTATTCAACATTTCAACACTCCCTACTACTACGACTACAACAAGTTAAATAATAAAAATAATAATATAATGCGCGTGCGCGTGCGCGATTACGTGCGCGTGCGCGTGCATTTAACAAATCAATAAGATACTCAGCCAAGTAGCTTACTTGATAGTTACTTGGCTGAGTGACACCAAAGTGTCAAAATATGCCTTTGGCTTTGCTCATCTTTTTGGCCATGGATGCCTCTTTGTCTTTCAGTTGCTCTGCGTATGGTTTATCGGTTTCCATGTTTCTTTCGATTAAGGTTGCTATAGCTTTTCCTTGTCGATACTTCTTGATTCTCCATGCTTTTTCCGGGTTTTCAGCCTCTAGCTTTCGCCAATAGTATTCTGGTATTGCCGCTCTTTTGCCGTTGGTAAGCTGTATGTATCCTTGTTGCCAGAGTCGTTTTTGGTTGTCTTGAAACCACTTGTCTCCGAGTCCCGGCTTACGGCTCATTGTGCAAAATGGTGGTATTAAACCCATTTTTTGGTAGCGTTCTTTGTCGTTGCCGTACAGTTTTTTTGTCACGTACCCCGCAACATAATTATATGTTTCGGGTGTTGCTTGCGCTATGTCGATTGCGCCTTGTCCCCAGATTTTTGCCAGTTTATCACTTGTATAGTGACCGTACCTTGACAGCTTGTGGATTGGTTTTAAGTCGTTAGGATGCCATCCATATAGTATCATATGATAGTGCGGTCTTGCTGTGTTGTCTCCGTACTCACCCGCTAAAAAGTATCTTAGAGGCTCTTTGACGGCCTTTCTGAGCCTTTTTATAAATAGTTGGGTATCTTCTACGCTCAGCGTTTGCGCTGTTCTTGGGCGCTCTGAGGTGCCTTTCCAGATGTTTATGCCGCCTTTATAGATTTCGCCTGTCTCTGTGTCCTGTGTTGGTACATGGTCATCGTCGTAGGTCAGTGTTATAAACCAGATACTTTCCTTACTGTGTCCGTATGCTTCTAGCTCCATCCGCGTTGACCAGTCTTTACGCTTGCGTAGTCTGCATCCGGTACATTGTCCGCAGGGTATCAGCATTACATCTTTCCTGTACATTAGGTCTTCGTACCTGAGGTTTGTTTTATGCATCTTATTAAAAGAGGCGAGTGAGTACACTCGCCCGCTCGCCTCTCTGTCATGAGGCACATAAAACCGGATTAACGGTTTATTGCATCCCATTTATTTAAGTTTTCCTTTCCAAAACTCGACGTTTTTGCTCCCTATGAAATCTCTTCCCGGTTTGTATTCGAGCTCATCTTTTTTTGGTTGTCTTCCGGCGCCGCCTGTTCCAGTGTTTAGGCTGTTGAGGCTGTTGAAGACGTTTTTGAACTCGTTGAACGCTTTGTCTGCGCTTGTGTGTTGCCAGCTTGTCGCGTCTCCGACCGCTTGCGCCGCGTTGTACCAGTTGCTTTCGCTTTTGCTCCATGTGTTGTTATGGTTTTGGCTTACACCTAGAGCACTTGCGCTTGCCGCGCTACTGCTTGCAAGTCCCATACTTGCCCCGCTGATAGTGCCTTGTGCTCCGCCCGGCGTACTTGCTCCGCCTTGCTGGTATGCTAAGATAGGGTTGATTCCCGCTTTTCTCATGTCAGCTACAGCCCTTTGATAGGCTGTATTGCTCATTTGTTCTTGCCAAGCTCTGTTTTTTGCGGCCTCTGCGCTGTTGTAGTTCATCGCCGCGTTGTTGCTTATCTGGTTATACACTCCTTGCGTGATTGCCGCCATGGTGTTATACCCCATTTGTTCGAACATGCTTTTTCGGTTGAACTTTTGCTGACTTTGCATATTTGCTTGGATTGCTCCAAGCATACTATTCCAGTCTTGCAGATTTTGCCCTCTGTTTACGCCGCTTTCACTGTTGCTTTGGCCTCCGCCTTGGCTATAGCTTTCGTTGTGCTGTTGGCTTCCTCCGATGCTTTCGGCCATGTTACCGCCAAGCAGTTTATTTAGACCCCAGCTTGCGACTGCCGGCAGTAGTTGTTTTCCGATTCCTAGTAATGCGCTTCCAAGTGCTGCTAACATAAATTAAATAAATAGGCCCGGGGTTTTGACCCGGGCCTTTCCCCCTTTCCGATTTAGTGATGGTCAACGAGTCCCGGAATACTGTACATGGGCATAGGTCTTACGCTGGTGTTGTCGATGACTGTGTCCATAATAAATTGCGGTTCGTTGTCTACTGCGAGTGTCCGCTGAATTTCGGAGTCCCCTTCCTTCATCCATGCTTGACTCAAGCTCGGCGTCTCTTTGTAGTTGTCGCCGTAGTGCCAACTATCCAGTGTTCCCGTTGCGTTGCTGCGGAATTTGCCACAGACTCGGTTTGGTTTCATCCGGTATTCCGCCCATGCTTCTTGATAGCCAAATGCCTGTTCGTCGGTGTTTGTTCCTGTTAAGTAGATTTCTTTTTTAAGGATTGCTTGTTCGCCCAGATTTGCGAACACGGGGTAGTAAAAGTCCAGGTTTGTTTTGCGACTCCACATCCGCTCGAGTCCCTGTTGGTAGGTATGGTCATGCCGGATGCAACATACACCGATAACATAGCCGTGTTCTTCGAAGCTTTTCGTAAACATGCTCCCATTGTATGGCGTCACGGATACTGCCGCCGTGTTGCCCTGTGGACTTTCGGGAGTTGTTCCGCTGGTTTGGATAACTTGACTCATGTTGATAGTGATACGTGTACCACCGAGATATTCCGGAATCTGTACGGTTTTATCGCTAATTTTGGTGTGGAACAGCGAGTAAATCATCTCGCGGTATCTGCTGCCGCCGCGTGCGAGTTGTTCGTAGTACCTTTGAACTTGGAATGCCTGTCGCAGTTGGTTGATGGTCGTACTTTGCACTTTACTCATGTCTGTGTATAAGTACATGCTTTCGTAGTAGTTTTGGCCTTCTGCGTCTATTGCGTAGGCGTTTATTTCTAGCGGCCCTTCATCAGTGTTTTCGATGGTTGAGTTTTGCAGGCCGTGTGTGATGAAATTTAACCTTTCTGGTACCTTTGTGTTGCTGTTGTACTCATATCCAGATACCGGCGCTTTTCCGCCTAGTGGAATTGTTACAGATTCTCCCGCTTTCTGCGGACTCGGCAGTGCGCTTGTGAAGTAATCGTGAAATTTGTTAACAGGCAACGGTCTGCCGCCTCGATATGCTTCTTTAAGTATCTCATCAATTTTGGTATCGTCGTTGACGTCTGAGTACGCTACTGTTTCGTCCCCGTCGCTGTTTATGGCTGGATTATCTAAATTTTGGTCTCTAAACCACTCTTGCCATATCATGGCATACGCCCTAAATGGCAGTGCGTTTACTTCGAATTCCGTACTTTTATTGCCTTTCTTGCATACTTTTGTCGGGATTCCCATGTAATCCATAAGGCTTCCTTCCAGCGGCACGTCATTTCGGCTGTCTGCATAGACTCTAATCTGTGGGATTGTGTATTCTTGTTTCTGCGCCCACGGCCCGCTATCGTTTTCGCCCATAAATCGCTTCCAATTTTTCCAAAGGATTCGATTAGGCGTAAAAAAGTAATAGATGTCCATGTAACAGTTATCCATTACCGGGAAGATAGGAGTTGTCATTCGGATGATTGCCGCTTGGTCGACGCTGAACGTATCGCCCGGTAACACTTCATCGACGTAGAATGGGATAAGTTTTCCGGCATTCATCGTCAGCTTGACGTCCTGCCGTCTTTTGAAACGGCTTCTTGTGATGTCCAGCCTTGGGACTTGGTTAAATCCTGCGTCTTTGTTTCTGTTCACTGTTTGGCCTCCGTTGCTTCTGTTGCCTCGGTCACTTTGCCGTCGGCCTGTTTTTCTTTGTAGATGCCTAGATTTTTAGCCCATTCGACCGTGCCAAATGATGCAATAAATTTATTGACGTCATTGTCAAATTTGAGCTTGATTTCTTTTGGCACCTCGCCCCAGATTTGTTCTGCGCGAATCATGATGTTTTGGAGTTCTGCCAGTGTATGCGGGGCTTCCGTAAAGTCTTGGATTCCGCCGCCGATGTCCGGCGCGATTCGTGCCGCG